AGGTCTATTAAAAATACAAGGATCTTATATTTTATATGGATTCTATGAGGAAAAATATGATGACACAACTAGAAAAGTATAGAGAAGAAGTATATATTGGTAGGCTTAAGAAGCGTATTGCTAAGCTACAAGATCAGCGTGATCACTATAAGCAAGAATACTTAAAGTATAAAGAAGTCCTTTCTGAGCTTCCATATATAGAATGTAGAATCAGGCGTCTTAGGGAACTACAAATGGAATATTATGAGCTACGCGAATTACGAGAAAGAGTTAAAGAGCAGGCTAAATTAATTGAGTTACTACAATGCCAAAAGCAATAATATCCAATAGGATATATCTAGATCTTCCTCCTAATAAGCAAGAAATATTTGAAGCGCTAACCTATAGAATTCAGACCGATAGGGGTGGAGTAGGTGAGGTTGAAGTAATTCGTAACTATCGAATGGTTACTCCAAAAATATTGAGTATTCCACAAGGTAGAACCGATCTTATTCCCAAGGATTATGAAATTGTAGATAAACGAGTATTGGAGTTCGCTGATATACCTGCGCCAAAGCACGAATTATTTCCGGAACAGAAAGTTATCTATGACCAAGTGGAAGAATCTTGTTTCATTAATGCGCTAGTGGGTTGGGGTAAATGTTTTGCCCTCTCTTTAAGTAATTAAAGAGTAATAAATTCGCTCAATTGCTGGAAGGTCTAGAAATAGAATAATCAGCAGCCAGAGTTAGCAGGAATGCTTCCAAATGGTTCAGAGACTCACAGAAAATCCAGAACGGATTTTGCTGGGATATAAAAATTAGTACTTGAAATTTTTTGTTGGATGGGGTATAATATATCCATATTCAAAATTTTTATATAACATGGCGAATATCTTAATAATTAACTCAATCCACCTAATGGGAGTTTATAATGATTGAACTTACAAAAGAAGATTTTTTAAGTATGCGAAAGGATGGCCTAACTTTTAAAGAAATAGGCGAGTTCTATAATTTAACAGAAAGGCAAGTTAATTATAGAACTAAAAAATGGGGTTTTGATTTTTCCAAAAAGAAGAAAGTAGATGAACTATTCTTTTCTTCAGGTACTAAAGCAGCTTATTATTGGGCTGGTTTTATAGCCGCGGATGGATATATAGAAGAAGATAGAAATAGATTGGGTATAGGTCTTCAACTATCTGATAAAGAACATCTAGAAAAATTTAAACTAGCTATTAAAGCAGAGCATGATATTTGTAATTTTATGAATAATACAGCCTGTAGAATTCGTTTTAATAGTGAACAAATTGTTAAAGATTTAAAAGATATCTTTAATATTACAGGTAATAAAACGCATACGTATGTACTGCCAAATATACCAGAGGAATACCTCTTGTTAGAATTCTTAAGAGGGTATATTGATGGAGATGGGCACTATGATAAAAAAGCTTCGGGAGCAGTAACAGTAGGTTTATGTGCTAGTACGAAATCATTCTTAATTTCTGTAAAAAGAGAGTTTGAAAAATTATTGGATAGAAAAATAGAACAAATCACTTATCATCAAATAAATAAAAAAGGCGAATGTTATAGTTTAACACTTACCGTAAGTGATAGCAAGGATATTATAAATCTACTATTTAAGAACTCTACTAATAATACAAGGTTAACAAGAAAGTACAATATAGCTTCATTTATTTTAAGATAATGGTATAGTCCACAGAAAACATTTACGGCATTACATATAGCTCATAAGTTTGGACAAAAGACACTAGTAGTAACACATACAGCAGCTCTTAGAGATCAATGGATAGCGGAAGTGGAAGGACTATATGGATTTACTCCAGGTATTATTGGCGATGGTAAGTTTAATCTCGACACTTGCATTGTGGTGGGCAACGTGCAGTCTATTACTAAAAACATGGACAGAATTGCCAAAACCTTTGGGACTATCATCATGGATGAGGCTCACCATACACCCGCTACTACTTTTACTAATATCGTTAATGAGTGCCACGCTCGTTATAGAATTGCTCTAAGTGGTACTATGAAACGTAAGGATCAGAAGCATGTAATGTTTCCTGATTACTTTGGTCATACAGTATTTAAACCAGCACAAAATAACACACTTAATCCAGAGATACATATATTAAAGACAGGCATTACATTACCACCTGGAAAGACATGGGCTGATAAAATAACTAATCTTCTAGGAGATAAGGGATATCAGGAACTAGTTGCAGGTATTGCATTAGTACAAGCTAATAAGGGTCATAAAGTATTAGTAATTGCGGATAGAACTGACTTTTTGGTTAAAACAGCGGAACTATTAGAAGATAGGGCTACTTGTATTATAGGGGAGACAAAAAATCGTAACGATGAAATCAATAAAATCCTGGATGGAAAATGCGATATACTATGCGGATCGAGACAGATATTTTCTGAAGGGATATCTATTAATCCTCTTTCTTGTGTTATTCTTGCAGTTCCTATAGCTAATGACCCTACCTTGGAGCAGATTATAGGACGTATCATGCGTCTAAGTCCAGGCAAGTTAGACCCTATAGTGATAGACTTACACTTTAAGGGTAGATCAGAAGTAAGACAGAATAACATAAGATTAGCCTTTTATTTACAGAAAGGCTGGAAAGTAACAGTGCTTTAGGGCACTTAAAAATTAGACTTGATTTTCATAATCAAAGATGGTATAATATTATTTGCAATGGGGAACTATGGCTATTTTATTTTTTAATTGGATCGGATTGCTCAAAGAGTCCAAAGCCGACCCATTCAAGACAGTAAGCATACTAAGAACTTTCAAAGAGAATCGAATACTAAAGTATGGTTTACGTAGCAAACTTGTAGGCAATAGTTATTTGCTAAATGCTGACGAAATATTGAATGATAATCAAACAGATATATTATACATTTATCAATATCTTCTCTTAGCAGCTAGACGAGACTACAGCTTATATAAACTATATGGAGTAAAGTCACTGCCGCTATCACACTATCCAGATATAGAACTAAGCAGTATCCGACACAATCCATTACTTAATGTAACTAACAACGAAATAACTTTCAAATACGAAGGATAAAATATGGCACTAAAATTTGGCGATACCAAAGGTAAGGCACAAAAGAAAAGCATTGACGCATTCGAATACAAAGATGGTGAGAATATAGTACGTTTGATCGGTGGAGTTCTTCCCCGTTACGTTTACTGGCTTAAAGGCACTAATGGAAAAGATATTCCGGTTGAATGTCTTGCTTTTGATCGTCAGGCTGAGAAGTTTAACAATCTAGAAACAGATCACGTTTCCGAATTCTTCCCTGATAAGAAGTGTTCATGGGCGTATAGTATTAATTGTATTGATCCTAAGGATGGTAAGGTTAAAGTCCTTAATCTTAAGAAGAAACTATTTGAGCAGATTCTTAGCGCAGCAGAAGATCTTGGCGATCCTACTGATTATGATACTGGTTGGGACATTGTATTTAAGCGCGCAAAGACCGGCCCACTTCCTTTCAACGTAGAATACACTTTGCAAGTATTACGCTGCAAGAAGCGTGCTCTTAGTGCAGAGGAAAAAGCTGCCGCAGATGCTGCTGAAGATATTGATAGCAAATATGTTCGTCCTACAGCAGATGAAGTTCGTAAAACTCTTGAGAAGATTACTTCAGGAGCCGATGCAGAAGAACCCACTGAATCAGAGAAAGAAGCGATTAGCGACCTAGGTTAATACATAGAAATGCCACTATTAGTCTTAGACTTTAGTGGCATTTTTTGTCTAAAGGATTAAGCAAAAATGTGCTCGACAACAGTATTTATTACAGCAAAAGAACATATGGAAGAAAACATTTCTAAATTTGTAGAAATGTTGAGTAAAGAAACAGGTAAAGGAGTTAATACTAAAATACAAAGTATTATAACAATGAAGGAAATAGATAAGTATGGTAATAATATACTTAGAGTTACAGTGGAGATAGTGAATGAAGATATTAGCGAGCGCTGATTACCATATTAAACTAAATACAAAGAATATTCCTATTGAATGGGCTAAGAATCGTTTCCGTCTACTATTTGCTAAACTAGCAGATATAGAAAATAAAGTAGATATGCATTTAATGTTAGGTGATTTTTTTGATAAAATGCCTTCATTGGAAGAATTAGAACTTTATTATGAGTTTGTAACCACTAGAATAGTTGAAACTATTATTATACCTGGTAATCATGAAGCTCTTAAAAAAGATACTACATTTTTAACATATCTTAAGTCTATTACAACTAAACTTAATCCCCTAGTTACAATAGT